ATCCTTCTGCAATTACTGACAGGGAAAGACGACAAAGAGGACGGGGAGCCGGAAGAAAGCGTGTGCAAAATACGGATTGTGGTGGCGACGTATTCAGAGGACGGAAGCGAAGGTGCGCTTGACGTGCTGAACGTGATTTTGCGTATCAGGAGCGAACTAAAAAAAGCCGGGGTTGTCGGTGAAAGGTTCGTGCTGCAAAACCCGCTTGAATATATCGTATACCCGGACAGCACACAGCCCTATTATCTGGGCGAAATGGTAACTAATTGGTCAATACCGACAATAGAAAGGGAGGTAACGGACATATGGCAGGAGTAAAGAAAGGAACAGCAGCCACGACAGCCACAGAAGCCGCAGAAAGTGAAAAGGCGGTAAATAATACCACGAAAGACGGAAAAGCCGATTCTGGGGCAAATAACGCAGCCACAGAGGGCAAAGAAAAGGAAGGGGACAAAGATACGGTGACGCTTGCTTATATTGGACCGTCGCTGCCTGCCGGACTTCTGAAAACAAATAAGATTCTGATAGGGACCCCGGAGGAAATTAAAAAAGAGCTTGCCGGGGTTCTGGAGAAGTACCCGCTTGTGGAAAAAATGCTTGTCCCGGTTGGGAAGCTGGCAGAGAAAAAAAGCAAGGCAGCGACAGCAGGAAACATTCTGAATAAGTATTGCACAGACATTGTTTCTGCTATCGCAGCAAACGAAAAGAAGGAGGGATAAAAGATGGCTGAAATTACACACGGAATAGACACGAAAAAGCAGACAACGAGCGTTTCAAGCCCGGTAGAAGTTGCGTGTGGTATTCCCTTTGTGGTAGGAACTTCCCCGGCGCACATGGTAGGCGGGAAAGTAAACAGCGTTATCATGGCAAACAGCTATGAAGAAGCCGTGACAGCATTGGGATATTCTGACGACTGGGGAAAATACGGCGTTTCAGAAGCGATATATACACAGTTTGTATTGTATCAGCAGTTCCCGGCATTTTTTGTGAACGTGCTGGACCCGGAGAAGCACAAAAAAGACGTAAGCGGGAAAAAGTACGAAGTCACAGAAAACCAGATTGCGCTTCCGCTTGAAACGATTGCGGAAAGCGTAGAAGTTGAAGGAAAGGAGAAGGGGACAGATTTTGACGTGTTCTACAATGACACAGCCTGTATCATTGAGTTTGCAGAAGATACAACAGGGGAAATGTCTGTATCATGCAAAGAGATTGACCCGTCACAGGTGACAAAAGCTGATATAATCGGCGGTTACAGCATAGCGACACACAAAACGACGGGGCTTGAACTGATAGACGATTGCTTCCCGAAATATACGGTTGTTCCTGATTTGATTTTGTGTCCGAATTGGTCACATGACAGCGAAGTTGCAGCGGTGATGTCGGCAAAGGGGGAAAATATCAACGGACTTTTTGAAGCTGACGCACTTCTTGACGTAGACACGAGAGAGGGCAGCGGGGCGGTGTATTATACGGAAGTCCCGGAGTGGAAGAAATCTAAAAACTTCATGAAGCCGAATGAATTAGTATGCTTCCCGAAGTTGAAACTGGGTGACAGGGTTTTCAATTTTTCGACGCAGCAGGCAGGGTTGATGGCACGGACGGACAACGACGGTTCACTGGGCGACGGGACCCCCTGCGAAAGTGCTTCAAACAAGAGCTTGCAGGCTGACAGCATGGTACTGGCAAACGGTGAAGAAGTTGTGCTTGATGTGCAGAAAGCAAATTATCTGAATGACAACGGCATTATTACGGGGCTGAACTTTATTAACGGTTTTGTGAGTTGGGGAGATTATACAGCGTGTTTCCCGGCGAACACAGACCCGGTTGACTATTTCTATTGTATTTCCCGTATGTTCAAATGGGTTGCAAAGACGGTGACGCTTTCTTACTGGTCACACGTTGACCGTAAATTGACACGTCGGCTTATAGACGCAATTTTGCAGGGCATCAACGACTGGCTGGCGGCACTGACAGCAGATGAAAAGATTGTGGGCGGGCGTGTAGAGCTGCGGGAAGAGGAAAACAGTCTGACAGCGTTAATGTCAGGCAAGGCAAAATTCCATATCTACATTACGCCGCCGTCACCTTTGCGGCTTATGGAATATGTGCTTGAATATGATATTTCCTATCTGTCAAGCCTGCTGGCAGTGTAAGGAAGGAGGGCTAAACAATGGCGAAAGTTGATGAACTTATTATAAATTTTTCCGTTTATGAGGACGCAGTTGAGTATTTAGGAATGTCAGAAGCGACGCTGCCAGAAGTGTCGAACCTTGCGGAAGAGATTACAGGGGCGGGGATTGCCGGGAATGTTGAAGCGGTAGTGTTGGGACATATCGAAGCAATGACACTGACGCTGAATTTCCGAACAGTCACGAAAGCGGCAATTCGGCTGGCAGAACCGAGAATACATAACATTGACCTGCGGGCGGCGCAGCAGGTAAGGAACACGCAGACGGGCAAAATTGAAACGGTTGCGGCAAAGCACGTTATGAAGGTTACACCAAAAAAATTTGCGCCCGGAAAACTTGCGGCGGCTTCCGCAGCGGACGCAAGCGGAGAATATGCGGTATCGTCATATACGCTTTATCTGGACGGAAAGAAGGTAGTTGAAATTGACAAGCTGAACTTTGTCTATTATATCAATGGAACCGACTATTTAGCATCTGTCAAACGTGCGTTGGGGAAATAATAAAATACTTCAAAATATTGCTTGACTTTTTGGGCTACATGAATTATATTATTTATGGGGCTACAAAAAGTGAGGTGATAGCATGAGTCCTAGAACGGGCAGACCAAAATCAGAAAATCCAAAATCTAACCCTATTCATGTGCGGCTTGATGATGAAACACAAGAAATACTTGAAAAGTATTGCAATCAAGAAAACATAGCAAAAACAGAAGGGATTAGAAGAGGGATACATAGATTGAAGTCTGAAATCAAGAAATAAAAAACAGCCGTAGCACCGACCAAAGTACAAACGACTGTTTTTAACAGAAGTTACCTTCCATGAACCATTCTATCATGGTTAGGTAATTCTTTCAACAGGTTTTTGAAAGGAGAATACCAGATGGGAAAAATAATTGAATTTAGACGGAGGGAAGAAAAGGAAAACGAACCAGAGGGAGTACGTTTGTATTTTCAGTGTTTCAAAGCACTTAGTAAAAGCGAACAATATCAGGTAGAAGAAATGGTAAAGAACGCCATTTACAAAGGTATGCTTCAAAAATTAACAGATGAACAGACGCTTGAAATATATGGATATACTGCCGCAAAGTATAAAAATGAATATGAACGGGCAATCACAGAATTTAACAAAAAGTTAAGGGAATTGCTGGAAAAGCATGGAAACGATGTAGTGGGATATGCCAAAAGCAATTAACATGAAAGGAAAATATTTCAATTATTGGAAAGTGATTGAACGGGCAGGAAAAACAAAGTACGGAGAAATAACATGGTTATGTGAATGTGTATGCGGAAAAAGAAAAGTAGTGAACGGTGCAACATTAAGAAACGGCACAAGTAAAAGCTGCGGTTGCATGAGAACAGAGCTATTGATTGAAAGAGTGCGGACACATGGAAAAAGAAAAACAAGGCTTTACAGAATATGGGCAAGAATGATTCAAAGAACCACAAACAAAAATCAGAAAGATTATGATTATTATGGAGAGCGTGGAATTGCTGTCTGTAAAGAATGGAGGGAAAGTTTCGACGCATTTGAAAAATGGGCGAAAGAAAACGGATATGCTGAAAATCTGACAATCGACAGAAAAGATAATGATAAGGGATATGAGCCGTGCAATTGTCATTGGGTAACAATGAAAGAGCAAAACCGCAATACAAGACGGACGCATTATTTAACATATAATGGACAAACAAAACCATTGACAGATTGGGCAGACGAAAGGCAAATACCGAGGGCTACACTTGACGCAAGAATTAACAAGCTAGGGTGGAGTGTAGAGAAAGCATTGACGACAGAAGTTAAGAAGCAAAATAAAAAGCAGCCGTGAAGGTTGCTTTTTTGATACAAAAATTTAAGGAGGAAAAGCAAATGGAAGAAAACAAAACAATCAATCAGGAGCCGCAGGAGGACTTTACAGAGGAAATGAAGGAAGCTAAAAAGACAGGAATTGTCAGCATGGACGGGAAAAAGAAAGAAAAAGAGAAAAGCGCAAATTATACGCACAAATTTTCTGAACCTGTAGAAATCGGAGGAAAGAAATTTACAGAACTTACCTTCTATTTTGACAGGTTATGCGGGGAAGATGTAGAAGCGATTGAAGAGGAATTGCAGGACCAGAACAAATACGTTTTGACCCCGGAAGTGTCGTCTGTATTCCAGACCATGCTTGCCGCCCGTGCAGCAGGCGTGGGGGCTGATGAAATCAGGCGGCTTCCTCTTGGGGAGTACATGAAAATCAAGAATCAGGCAAGAAGTTTTTTAATAGAATCGGGCTATTAAAAGTAAGCAGCCCCGGAAATTTTATCAGAAAACAGGCTTACAGACTGGCAAGGGCTTCTAACACGCCTATACCGTTCTTTATGCAGCTTACACTTTCCGCACTTTTCCGCTGGATAAAAAGCGTGAATGAAGTAGAAAGGGAAGACGCACGGGAGCGGGAACGCCTAACACATAAAAAGTGATAGGAGGTGGAAGCGATTGGCAGGGTCACAGAAGGAATTTGAACTTCTTTTTAAGCTGAAAGCGTCACTGGGCGGGAATTTCAACAGCACTTTCAAAGGTGCGATTGAAACACAGCGCAAGTTGCAGGACAGCATAAAAAGCGTAAATTCCATGCAATCAAAGGTTGACGGCTACACAAAGGCTTCAAACGCCATAGAGCAGCAGAGGGGGAAGCTGGAAAAACTGCAAGCGGAACATGAAAAAGTTTCGCAGAAGATACAGCAACACCAGACGAACGCTGAAAGGCTGCGGGCGAAAATCGAAGAAACAGGCGACGCAACGGGAGAACTGACAGCGCAGCTTGTGAAGGAAGAAAACGAAGTCGCAAGGAATACCGAACGCCTGAAAAGCAATGAAAACCAGATACGACAGACCACTGCCAGCATACACTCACAAGAAGAACAGCTTGAACGGATGGCGCAGGAGCTACGGGACGCAGGGATTGACACAGACAATCTGGAAGAATCAAACGCCCGCTTGCAACGGTCATATGAACGGCTGCGGGGTTCGCAAGAAAATTTAAGCCGTATCAATTCCGAACAGGCAAAAATAAAAGAGAATATAGCAGCTACAAAGACACAGCTAATGGGAACGATAGGGGCGGTTGGCGCAGTTGCGGCGGCGATATACGCCGGACCCGTACAGGCGGCGCAGAAATACGAAACCGCTATGGCGAAAGTCGGGACGATTGCAGACACAAAGCAAGTGCCGCTTGAACAGCTTTCAAGTGAAATCATGAAGCTGTCAAACACGACGGGGATTGCTGCCGAAGCTATTGCAGATGATGTTTACAATGCAATTTCAGCGGGGCAGAAGACTGGGGACGCAGTAAACTTTGTTAGCAATTCAGCTAAACTTGCAAAAGCGGGATTTGCGGAAAGTTCGCAGACGCTGGACGTTCTGACGACGATTCTAAACGCTTACGGAATGGAAGCGTCAAAAGTAGGCGACGTGTCGGATATGCTTATTCAGATACAAAATAAAGGTAAAGTGACCGTGGGCGAACTGTCAAGCGTTATGGGTAAAATCATACCGACAGCAAACGCAAACGGGGTGGCATTAGAGCAGCTTGGGGCTGGTTATGCAATCATGACCAGCAAAGGTATTGCGGCAGCAGAAACCACAACTTACATGAATAGTATGCTGAATGAGCTTGGAAAGTCCGGGACTACAGCAGACAAACTTTTGCGGCAGACAGCGGGGAAGAGCTTCAAGGAATTGATGGCAGACGGGAAGAGCCTGGGCGACGTTCTGGGAATAATGCAGGAAGCGGCAGAAAGCAGCGGGAAAAGCCTGTCTGATGTGTTCGGGTCCGCAGAAGCAGGAAAAGCGGCAGTTTCCCTTTTGTCGAACGGTGTGGACGGATTCAACGAATCTGTAAAAGGAATGGTTGAGAGCGCAGGCGCAACGGAAGAAGCGTTTGCGAAAATGGAAAACACCACGGAAGCGAAAATGCAAAAGGCAAAGAACAGTATCGCAAATTTAGGTATTGTTCTGGGTCAAAACCTTCTGCCGATTGTCGGGAACCTTGCAGACAAGGTGGCTGCGGTCGTGATAAAAGTTTCAGAATTTGCGCAGGCGAACCCGAAGCTGGTTCAAACAGTCCTAAAAGTAGCGGCGGCACTTGCAGGAATGAGAATTGCAGGGCTGACCGCAAAACTGGGGTTCCTGCATATAGCAAGCGGGATAAAGGACGCACAGAAGATTCTGGAGCTATTCAAAATAAAAGCAATCGGGCTTTCCGGCATAGGGTCAAAGGTTGTCGGGTTCATCACAAAACCTTTTAGCGGTATCGGCGGCATATTGGGAAAAGCATTGTCAGGAATAGGCGGCATTATAGCACGTTCCCCGCTTGGGTCAATCGGAAGGGTGGTTGCTTCAAGTTTTGGAAAAATCGGGTCATTACTTGCCCCGGTAGGAAACATAATAACAAAGGCGTTAGGACCGTTAGGGAAAATAGGTTCAACGCTTCTGGGTCCGTTAGGAGGGATTGCAGGAAAAATCCTGCCCGTAGTAGGCGTGGTGACTGCGGTAATAACAGCAGTACAGCTTTTGCGGCAGAACTTTGATAAAGTCCGGGACGCTGTAGGAAACATTTTCGGAGAAAAGGGGCTTGAGATATTCGACAAGATTGTTGCAGTAGTAACAAGCGTAGGCGAAACAATCAAGGGCGTTTTTTCAGACGGAAATCTGGGTGCGGCAAGGGACAAGATACAAGAGATTTTCGGGGAAAAGGGCGTTGCGGTATTTGATACCTTTGCAGGCGTTTTCCAGAAAGTTGTAGCGGCAGCAGCGGAGTTTGTAGGGTTTGTGACAACGCATATAGTCCCGGTTGTCGAACAGTTTTTGAATGTGCTGATTACAACGGTCATTCCGGGAATTATCAGCGGCATACAGTCAGCAGCCCCGGTGGTAATGCAGATTTTTCAGGCAATAGCGGACTTCATAGGCGGCATTATCCCGGTCCTAGGAAGTTTTATTGCGGGCATTATGCCGATTATCAGCGAAGTTATAACATTCATTCAAACGTATGTTTTACCGATTATCAGCGAAGTTTTTAACTTTATCGTATCAACGGTACTTCCGTTCATTGTGCAGGACATACAGCAGCTAGGGACCATAATAACAACGGTTCTTTCAGCAGTCTTGCCTGTAGTGCAGACCGTCTTCCAGACAATATGGACTATCATACAGCCGATTTTGACACAGATTCTTACAACGGTACAGGCGGTTTTGCCGCAGGTGCTTTTTGTATTTCAAACAGTATTCACAACGATTGGAAGTGTGGTGCAGGCGGCAACGCAGATTTTTCAAGGGCTGATACAGTTTATCACGGGAGTTTTCACCGGGAACTGGGGCGCAGCTTGGGAGGGCGTGAAGTCGGTATTTCAAGGAGCGTGGGACGGGCTAAAGTCCATAGCAACGGGCGTTATCAATGGAATTATAGGCGTTATCAACGGAGCTATTTCAGCACTGAACAGCATTAAGATTCCAGACTGGGTTCCGGGAGTAGGAGGGAAGGGCATAAACATTCCGACACTTCCGACCTTTGCAAAAGGAACAAAGAACACGCCGGACACATTCATTGCAGGTGAAGAGGGTCCAGAGCTGATAACAAATGCGCCAGGAATGACGGTATACACGGCGCAACAGACAAAAGACATATTCAGCGCACAGAACGCAGCCGGACAGGTGGCGCAGGCGGCAGGAGCCGGGCAGACGGCTTCACAGGTATTCTACAATACCACGAACAATGCGCCGGAAGTAAAGCCGCCAGAAGTAGTGAGCGGCGCAGGAACGGGCGGCGGGAATAGCGTAACAATCAACAGCAATCCGACAATATACGTTGATGGCGACAAAGCGGGCGACTTGGAAGAGAAGCTGGAGGAAAACAATAGAAACTTGTTGCAGGAGGTAGAAGACCTTCTGGACAAAAGAAATGATGATGAAAGGCGGTCAAGGCATGAGTAAGACATATACAACAATATCCGGGGATATGTGGGACCAGATAGCGTACACGCAGATGGGCAGCGTCCTTCATACGGACAAATTGATAAAAGCTAATGCCGACTATGCCGCAATGTTTATCTTCCCTGCCGGGGTAGTTCTGACTATCCCGGAAGTGGAGGAAAAACAAAGTATGGAGCTGCCGCCGTGGAAAAGGGGGTTGTTAATCTAATGAGCGACAAAAGACTTGCACGGCGGGTGGTGCTAAAGCTGAAATTTGAAAATGTAGACGTGCCAGAGAATATAGCGTTGCATTTAGTGAGCGCAAGTTATACGGACAATGAAGACGGAAGCACAGATGATTTTCAAATTGTGTATGAAGACCGGGAACGGAACCTGATGGGGGACTGGCTGGAAGTAAAGCCGACAATCATAAAAACAACAAAGCAGGTTGTGAAAGAGGTTCAGAAAGAAGAAGTAATAAATTATGTTGTGAAGCGGGGTGACACATTGTGGGCGATTGCTTCACAGTATTTAGGGAGCGGGACAAAGTACCCGCAGATTGCACAAGAAAACAACATACCGAACCCGAATTTGATTTATCCGGGGCAGGTATTCAGGATAACGACAGGCGGCACGGCAAAGAGTACAGCAGTTGAAACCGTGGAGGAAGTGAAGCAGGGGGCAAAGCCGAAACTTGTAACGGCGGTTCTTGTCCAGCAGAACTGGAACGACACAGGGAAAGACGCAACTTTGAATATCGGGACTTTTGAAATAGACGGTATCGAC